ATCATATTTTGGTTCTTTTTCTTCTGCTTGTAGTGAATTAAGTCCTGCATATATAATTCCTAAAAATAAAACTATTAATGCAATGCCATAAATGTCTTTAAGTAATTGTTTCATTGTCTTTGTTAAATTCCTCTATTGCTGGTTTCAGCAAAGGTAAATAATCTTTCTTATCTTTTATAAAAGTTTGAACTGCACCATCTTCAGCTGCTATGAGGATTACAACTTGATTAATCTCTTGGTTAAATCGTTCTTCATACATCTCACAATAAGCAGAGCCTTGAATAAAATAGTTCTCTACCCATTCTTCTTTCTTTTCTCTTATGGATGTCTTAAAATCTATTACTGATAATTTGCCTTTATATTCTGCTATACAATCGACTCTTCCTGCAATACCCCATTTATCACTATATAAGCCGCCCTCTTGTAATACTATATTATTTATATCATCTAGTTCAGATTTTAGCATAGTAAATAGAGCAAGAGGTAAAACTTCTTGATTAGATAGTTCTTTGTTGTTTAGATAATCTTCGACTAACTGATGAACGGCTGTGCCTCTTTTAGCAGCAGTTCTCATTATATTATTCGCTACATCATTGCCAACAGACTTACGCCATTTGTTGATACCCTCTTTACTTCGACCTGATAGTACAGTAGTAATCGATGGATATTTTTTACCTTCTGGCGTAACATAAAAGCGTTTGCCTTTAATTGTTTCGGTATGTATTTCGGGAAGTAGTTTTGTAGAGGGTGTATGTATAAAAGATTTCATATCATACTTCTCCTTCATAAAGGCATTTAATTTATTCATAGTCTTTAGTATAACAGATTATTTAGTCTTTGTCAAGCGTTTTCTCTATCGTATATTCATCATTAGTAATCTCTAAAATTTTGATTGATTCATATTTGCCTGGTATTTTTTCTGTTATATTACCATCAGCATCTTTATATCCGATAACTAAATCTTTTTTAATTTCATCCCAATCAGATGCCGCATAAACATCAGCTTCTATTTTTATTCGGTATAATTTCATAATTACCCTCTAGTTATTGCTATGATTTTTTTAACTTGTTGCTCTATGACTTCTGCTCTGTTAGGCCAATGTATGTATGCCTCAGGAGATTTTGCTAATTTAATGAGCAATGGTATGATTAACTTTTCTAATTTAGTAAACTTTTCTTTATAGTCTTTTCCAAGAGTATCTTTTCGTAAATCGTACTCATCATCCATTTGTTTTTTAGCAATGTCTAATTCTGTTTCATTCTTTTCTTTTATTTCGTTTTTAGTAGAGTTAATTAGTGAATGAATCTTATCTAACTTACTCTCTAATCTAGTAATAATTTCACCTGATACTGCCTTACCAACACTTTCAGATGTTTGTTTAACTACTTGTTCTGTTGCTTTTGAATCTGATACAGCCTTGTCTGATGGTTTTTCAGAAACACCTGTAAACCCCCAATCGCCGCCTGTATCAAAACCGTCTAAAAAATCAAAATCTGCCATACTACTATTTATCTACCGCCACCCTTTAATATTCTATTTTTATGCTTTTTTCTCACATTAGCAACTTTCACATCTGTATTTGATTTTTTACCATATCGGTCTGAAAGATGACTACCAGGATGTGCTTCAGATATTTTAGCTAGTGTTTCTTTCCAACCATTATCAGTATGACTATCAACACTTCCTACACTTGATAGAATATTCATCTGTGTTGGTGGTAATAATTCTATATGTTTCTTTTTAGTAAACTTTTCCATTTCAGAAATAAGCATTAAGTCTTCCCACACCTCACCTGTATTGTGGTCTTTAAATCTATATGTTGGCATTCATTGTACTCCCTACAAACCATTCTGGTTGTTCTCGTTTAGACCATTTAGCAAAATATGCTTTTGCTTCAATGTAATAATTTTTGTAAGATTGGATACTATCACCATCAACTATACATTGTGGGTAAAGTTTCATTGCTGGTGGTGGTTCTCGCCAACCTTCTTGTTTAATATTTATTGGTGCATTGCACAGAACATCATTCAATAAAGCATTTGTACTATGTATCTTACCATATCTATGTGTGTATTCTTTACCTAGTTCTACAAATAAAGAGTATAACCATTCATACTGTGCTTTCGTTTCTCTTGCCCATACGGCGGATGGGTGATGATAATGTACAGCTTTATAAACTGTGTTATCTAAGTTAGGATTACTCATTCTATATCGTTTAACTTTACGACCAGTTTTACTTTTGCCGATATACTCAACACCGTCAATCATTCTGTGTGCTGTAGATAATAATTGAGCATACTCTACAATCATCTTAACCACATGCTTATCTACATGCTGTTCGGCACATAGTTTAGTATCGTTATGTAAATAAAATATATTCATTACGCTATTATAACACTATTTGATTCCTTTGTCAAGTACTTAGATTGAAGTTTCATTAATTCATGTAACTTATCTTGCCATAATCTTTTAAAGTCTGTATCTTCGGTTCTTTGGAATGCATTATATAATGCCATTACTCTTTTCCAATATAAATCTTCTCCACTATAGTTCATATACACCTCTTATGTTATATTTAATTAATGTTGCTACTAGGTCTGTATAGTTCGCTCTACTAGCATACTTTGTTAATGTGTGTGCCAAATCTAATCCATCTGGTGTTTCACCATGTTCTAATATCTGAGCTCTTACTTGTCTAAATTCTTCATAAGCAAATACTTCATTTATTATTTTAATATAGTGAGCAACACTATCACATTTAGTTTCAAATACTTTCACACCCCAACCTGGCCACTTTGTCCACGGTATAGGTAATAGATATGGTTCATCTTTATTCCATGTTCTAATACCAAATAGATTATTTGCTTCATTGGCAAATCTACTTGTACCCCAACCAGTTTCTAATGCTGCCTGTGCAATTATTAGTTCTCTAGGAATTCGTTTTGCTATAGGTACATTTTTATATAGATGAGTAATACATTCATTTAATGAATACACAAAATTATCTTTGTTATTTGTTGCAACAACAGGAATAATTTCATAATCATGTTCAATCATTCCTACATCAGTATTTTCTGGTGGTGATGTTAGTTCATTAAACTCTGGACAACCATCATCAGTACATGGTGGTGGTTGACAAGCAAATACAAAAAAGTATATGCCTAAAATTGCTAGTAGGTAAGAAATGTATTTCATAGTAGTTTCCTCAACTCTCTTTTCGTAGCATAATCTTTATGCAACTTACAAGTGAACCATCTGTATTTAGGTTCTGGTAAAGCAGGTCCTTCCATCTCTAATTCGTTTGTAGTTTCTGCATAGATTAACTTTTTCATAAACAAAGAAAGAGCAGCGTCATATTCTTTACAAGGTTTATAAACACCTCTAACTCTTTTAGGTGTTTCGTAAATACCCTTACGGCTTTCACATATTGCTTTAACTATTTTTTTTTCGTATCTATTTAATTTCATTTACAGCCTTTTCGTATGATGAACCTTGACCGACTAGTACGCCGGTTTCTAGTCCTGTTAATCTAGTTTTTGTTTTTGCTATTCTTATATCTTCAGAGGTTATATTTTCAAAAGCAGGTAAGTCTTGTTCTTCAACTGGAAAAACATTTTCTTCTCTCAATTCAGGTTTCAAAAACATATAATATTGATATGCTAATTCTTCAGTAGCAAACCATGTAACACCTTGAATTTCTAAAATCTCTGGTCTATCAGAATCTTTGATAGACACCATGCAATAATAGTTACTCATTAGGCAGCCCTCATTGTTGACATTTGAACACGGTATCTAGGACCGTTAACAACTTGAACTACTGCTCTAGTACGAGCAATTTTTTCAATGTGTCCAGTCATATTACTAAATGTAACTTTTTGTCCAACAGTAAATGTTGACCCAGCATTCATTGCCAGGATTTGTCTTTGATTTTTAATCATACTGATTACAGCATTTAAATCTTCGTTTGTGCAATTTTCTATTCTTGCTTGAATTTCTAGTATTGGTCGTTTCATAATGTATCCTTTTATTTATTATTATTCTTATACTATACACTACTTTGAGTCAAATTGCAAGCGATATTCCAATAAAAATGGTTTAAAAAACCCTTGTTTTCTGCGATTTTTTAATTTATTCCACATAAAAAAACCCTTATAAATCAACACTTTAGAATAGTCTAAAATCGTTGAAAAACAAGGGTTTTTGATAGAGGGCTCTAGATTTATTACGGCAATAACCTCTATTTCTTCATAAATTCATCATTCCAATCAAATGCTTCTTTCACTAGATTGGCTGTGAATCCTTTATATTCATTATTCACTCTTTTATTAACAACTGCTACTAAAAACTCTGCCTCTGCAGCACATAAGCCTTCAAGCATTTGTATAAAAAGTGTTTCTTTTTTTGTATTTGATAATGTGTTATCCCCACCTTTTGTAAAAAGATATAATCTTTTTGCTTCTTGATGAAGTAATGTATGGTCTGTTCCTACTGGAGCATCATTAGGTTCATAAGGTACTTCCATACCCTCACCTATTGGTAATGACCATTCTATTCTAGGATCAAATGCACCTTTTAAAACTTGTCTTAAAGGTACTGAATCATTATCCTTTAATACTTTTAGTTTTCTTGGTTTATCTTTAGCGTTATTTATTTTCGTAGCAATCTCATGCATCATTGGTGGAAGTGCTCTACCCATTTCTGATAGTCTAGACATTCCTTTTTTTGTTGTTAATGCTGGGTGTGATTGTGTTGGTTGTTGTGATGTATCTGATGTACTCGCAATTGACCCATCTGGGTTTCTTCTTATTATTACCATTTTTTTCTCCTTAACAGTTCTTTCGAAGTTAAAATTCGTCTATAACTTCAATTAAAGTTTTAAGTTTTTTTGTTATAAAGTAGTTAAGTATTTTATCTCTACTTGCCACTTTAACATCATTAAACTCATTAATTATCTTTGCCTCTAGTTCAGGCGGTATACAATTTAAATCAATTAGTGTTCGATTTCTATTGTAATTCTTTTGTTCTTCTTCAGTAAATGTCATAATAATTTCATTTACCCAAGCTTCAATTTTCTTTTTACTTAAAGGTCTTTGTCGTCTACCTTCCTCAATAAAAACATTATCATCTGATAATACATTAGGGACACCATCACTTCGGTCTCCTTTCAATATATGTTCTTTAATATATATACTTGGGTTTTCACCCTTTCCTACAAATTTTGATAACACAGGATTATATTGTTTAACATTATTATTGTGTAACTGTATAAAGTCTTTATCACCAGATAGTATTAATACTTTCTTAGCGTGATTAGGACCTACTTGTCTTTGCAATCTGTTGACTAGTGTAGCAATAATATCATCAGCTTCTGCTGTTTCTATTTCAATAACTTTGTAAGGTAAGAAGTTTCTTATCTCATCTTTTATATTATGCAACATAGAAAATATAGCATCCCAATCGTGTTCTGATTTTGCTCTGTTTGCTTTTCTACCTGCTTTGTAATTAGGAAATACTTTTCGTCTCCACACATTCTTACTATCACAAGCGATTACCATTTCGCCATATTCTTTTCTGAATTTTTTATTGTGACCACGGAGAGAGTTTAAAACCATATGTCGGACTAAATCTTCACTTAAATCCATACTATCTCGGCTGAGAGTAACCATAAGGTTAGAAATCATTATTTGGTTTATGTCAACTATTATCATATATCTTATTATATCACGACTTTCATTAAAAGTCAAGCACTTATTCTAGGTCAAATTCAAAGTCAACATCTACTGTTTTTTCTGGTTTTGGCTCTAGTTTTACTTTCATTTTAGGGGGTTTTACAATCTTACTGTAATTAATTTCGGTAAGTTTCTTACCATCTGGTGTTGTAAGAATATTTACCAGAGTATCTGTAATCACCTGCATTGAATGAGGTTTGCCAAAATCTCTTTTCAATAAACTTTTAATTGATTCAATAGTGATTGCTAAATCTCTTAAAAATATATCATTATTAATATCTACTACATTGTCTTTCAGAACCTCTAGTATATCTAAACTTAATTGTTCTGTCAACTGCTCAATGAATTGTTCTTCTTTGAAGTGTTTTTTTTGTTCGTTAGATATTGTTACCTCTGGTACAGCTCGTTTAACTCTATGCATTGGAAACTGTAATATTTTGCCCATTTTTATCTTCTTCTTTTTTTCGCTAGTTCTCGCTTGATCCATGATACTGCCTGATATGATGTTGGTTTTCTGTTAACCATTCTTCGTATTGCTTTATGAACAGAAGGGTTAACATCTTCTGCTACTTTGTTATTATCAATAATAACAAAATTACTTATGCCAAATATTCTCTGATATAAACCTATATTCTTTTGTACTTGCTTATGATTTTGTATTACAATAGCATCTGGTACTTTTCTTGCTCTCATTTGATTTCTTTTAAGAGCAACTTCTAAACTTGTATTTACAAATATCATATGAACATCATAACCAATATATTTCATACTATTTGCTTCTGATTCTATTCTTGACATATCTCTTGCTGTACTATCTAATATAAGACCTAAACGACCTTCCAATGCAAGTTTTAACTGTACACCAGTTCTTGCTTTTGCTTTTGCTCTTATATCATCACGCCTTGCGATTTCTTTAGCATCGGTTGTTGCCATATTTAAAGACATCTTTTCTTTTTCTAAAGCTCGTGAAAATGAATTATCACTATTAATAACTTTTAGACCCATGCCTGATAGTGTTCTTTCTGATACCCAAGATTTACCTGAACCAGGACCACCCGCTAAAAAGAATGCTTTGAATATGTTAGGGTCATAAACACCCTCTATTATATATTGTTTAAATTCTCTCATACGCTAAATGATGTTCCACATCCACATTGTGATTTTGCTTTTGGATTGTTAAATGTGAAAAAACTACCAAATGTTTGAGCATTATAATCTATCTCAATACCTGTTAGATATAGTTCATTTGTTCTGTGTACTAATAATCTATCGTCTATTACATGGTCATCTGTATCTGGTTCATCTTCAAATGTCCACTCGTATTCAAAACCAGCACACCCACCACCTTTCACCTGTAATCGAACATACTTTTTATCATGTTCTTTTAGCAAGTTCCCAATGTGTGAGTATGCATTGTCTGATATTGTTAAATCCATACTACTATTTATCATCCTGCTGGTGCAACAATTTTCCACTTTGTTAATTTACTTTCATTTGGTCCATAATACATACCATCCCAATCACCTGTACGAATATATCTTTTAATTATGCGAATATATGCTTGAGCGTCTAATCTTGTTCTCATAGCCGCTTCTCTTTTTTTGTTACTCATTTCTGATGTCTTTGAGCGTTCAGTTTGTCCTGCTGCTTTTGCAACACCCTCTTGGGTTTCAATCCACTTTTTAAGATTTGTATAAGACCATTCATGGTCAGCTTCTAGTTCTAATATTGAGGAGTGTACACCTGTCATTTTAGCAGGTTTTTTTCTTGACCTCAATTCTGCCATACGGTCTATATCTTTTTGTTTCTTTTCGTCTATGTCTATCCACAATTGTTTGAAGTCTGTCATATTATTGTCAAAGAAATAACTGTATCGCTATTTATTTGCCAACAAGCTTTTGTATCACAATCTATTACGCCAATATAGTTTCCGTTACTCATATCATTCTTCTTATCAAGTTTAAATGTTCCTTGAATTACCTCACCATTTTGTATAAACTCAATCATAGTTTTTCTTTTTAAATCTTGTCTTATAGAGTTGCCTCTATGTGTCTGTGATAGTATGTTCATTATATAATCTCTCCTTTAAAGTTAATTTTACCTTGTTCCATAAAGTACTCGGTAAGTTCATTGTAACCACCTATATGTTTCCCATCAATAGTTATCTGTGGTATTGTTCTCACTTGTTTGCCTAGTTCTTCAAACAATTCAGGTAGTGATATATCTTTGGTTACTACCTTCTCTGTATATTTTGAACCAAGGCGTGTTAATAACGCCTTGGCTTTATCACAATAAACACAGGCAGGTTTACTATAAACAATTATAGTCATACTTATCTATTCTTCTACTACTGTAACAGTTTCAACTGGTGCAGCTTTGATAACATTGTTGATTGCTTTTTGAGCTAATGCATCTACATCAACTTCAGCAGAAGCATATTCTACAATATACTTTGCAAGTTTGTTAGCATCACCAACCCCATATTTAAGACCTATATAAACTCTATAAGACCCAACAGGTGTTTCTAAAATAGCCTTGTTCCATTCTTCATAACCTTGGACTTTTGTGTCTTTGATTACATTGACAATAGTACTCTCTACTTTAGAGGCGATTTGTTTGTTACCTTCTTGACCAACTTCAGTAACATATAAAGTTGCTGTTTTATTCATCTCACCTTGTAATTGGTCAGCAAGATTTGATTTTGCAACCATTATTGCTTTATCAATTGCAAGTTGTAGGTCAGGACTTACACCCGATCCAACACCGTAGATATACTCATCAGCATCACGGTCTTTAATTAGACCCTTATCAACTTGAGCATCTACAAACCATTGTGGTACTTTGTTAAGAATACGACCATCCTCAACTTTTGCTTCTTGTTTTACTTTATAGGTCCTATCGGCACAATTTGCCAAAGTAAGACTTAGTAAAGCAATTAATATAATTTTAATCATGTTTTTTACTCCTTCACTTCTTCCATTATATTTGATGTAATCTTTAGCACTTTACTAAGATTAACTTTGTCCTTAAATGATCCCCAATGTACCGTAAGGACAACGGCACAAGTAATAATAACTAATAACTTGGTCATCATTTTGTCTCCCAAACACCCTTTTCATTTAAACAAATCATCCCAGGTGTCTTGAAAGGATGGTCTGGTCTTGCATACTGGCGACAGTAAGCAGGAACTGTTAAATCTGCATAATAAAATTGTGCAAATAATTCCCAATAGGATGGTCCGTCATAGCCATCACTACATTTTAATACTTCTTCTTTTGATACTTTTGTTTCGCTAATCAAACATTCTTTATCTAAACATATTGTTTTTTCTGTGATAATTTGTTTTATCATACAAGGGTTATCACTTAACCATTCTGATTTTGATTTACCATTTGCACTTCTACCAATACTTATCATACACATAAAAACAATTACAATAAATGTAATGACTAAAATTCTCATCATTTGATTGTGATTCATTATATAGCTTCCTCTATTATCCATCTACCATCTGGCATTTGACAAGCAATTCCGTGTTCTGTTTCTCTCTTAACACCACTTAATGGCCATTGATGATTAATACTAATTGTTGATTCATAATCTTTACATTTTTTTATACCAACAAGATATGTTCTGTTAATTTTAACTGAACCCCAACTACCAGTTGAACCGTTGCCCCAATTAGTATTTGAAATCTTACCTGGTGATGTATTTAAAGTATCTACAAATACTGCGGAGTGTATGTTCATATCATTACTATAAAACATACTAGACCCTAACCATGCACCTAGAACAGTACAAGCAGCAGTTAATTCCATGCCTGAGTTAAGTAATGCACGGCAAGTTGTAAATCCTGTTACTGCACCAGTACCTGTCCCTAGGTGTGTTTTAACTTGATTTTGAGTACACCCACCCAATAAAAGTAATATAATCAATACTCTAATCATTACATTCCTCATTCTTATAATCTTTTGATTGTAATGAGCACTTATATTTCTTGTCAGCTTCTTGTCTTAATTGTGCTGAAATACTATCTAATATATTAGGTAAACTCTTAAACATAACATTAATAATTTCTAAACTCATATTGTGTATTTGTCTTTGTGTTTCTGCATTAAGAATTTCTTTCTCATTCAAATCTGTACCTTTAATCATTTCACTAATAATATGTGCTGTTGTAGCTGTACCATAGTCATTTGCTTTTGTCTGTTGATGTGCAAATCCAAAGAATATAAAAATAACTAATAAACTAATATATAAGTATTTCATCTTCCTATATCCTTTATATCTCTTTTACTAATAACCATACTAGGACCTTTGTTGTAAGCAGGTGCGATTGTAAATTGTTTTGATACTTCTAATTTAATATTGTGTACTGGTTTGGTGCCGCCTCCCGGAATCGAACTGGGCACCTGATGATTACAAATCAACTGCTCTACCGAATGAGCTAAGGCGGCATTACTTTTAGTAAACTCAAATGTTCTGAATTGATTTGGGTCAATCGTTCTATCTGGGTTTACCCCAAGTCTAGTAAGCAACTTTCTTTGTTCTTTGATTGCTGCTTTTAGACTTGCTGTCTGTGGTAGTTTTTTCTTTTTACTTCTACCTTGATTTATATAGAACATACCCATTAGTTTAATCCACCACATTGATTCATCATTATTAGTAACAATAAAACTATAACTGCTATCTTAAACATTATAGTTTTACATCCTCACCTTCAACAGAATTAATAATCCTATTTCTATCTTTGATAGCTTTATTGATTTCTGCCCAAGGTTGGGGTTTAGACCATT